GCTTTCTTTTTGTGTACGCATTTCAGACCTATGAATCACCAAAAGCCAAAAAAGTTAAAAGAGCTTCAGGGGACTTTAGAGAAAAGTCGGGTATATGAAAATGAATATGAGGCTTCTCTGATTGAGCTTCCTTTACCACCCAAAGGATTAGTGGGAGAGGGAAAAAAATTGTGGATTACAATGTGCGCTGAATTTCATAGCAAAGGGATGTTGAGCGTATTGGATTTGCCGCTATTGAAAATCTTGTGCGATTATGTTACGGAGTATAGTGCGAATTTAGAAAAGATGCACGCAGCAAAAAGGCAAAGCGACAGAGACAGGTATTTCCGAAAAAAGAATATTGCAACGGAATTTATTGTAAAAATCGGGTCGCAGTTTGGGCTGACCCCTTCGGCGAGGACAAAAATGATTATGCCCGAGTTAAAAAAGGGGACATTATTAGACTAATGTTTGACAAAAAAGAAGCTAAAAAGGCAATTGATTTTATTGAGACTCATTGCAGGCATGTCAAAGGGGAGTGGGCCGGGCAGCTTATCTCTTTGGAGAAGTGGCAAAAGGATTTTATAGGCGAATTATTTGGTGAGAAAAACCCTGACGGAACGAGGAAATACCGCCGAGCGGCGTTGTGGGTTGCTAAGAAAAACTCCAAAACAACCATGAGCGCGGCGATTGCCCTGAAACTTTTGGCGGCAGACGGTGAAAAAGGTGCTGAGGTTTACTCTGTAGCTTGCGACAAGGAGCAGGCTAAAATATCTTTTGACATCGCTTCAGGGATGGTAAGGCAGGACGGAGTGTTAAGCACCTCTTGCGAGGTTTATCAGCGGTCTATCGTTTATAAAGGCGGTTCTTTTAGGGCTCTTTCAAGGGAGTCAACGACAAAGCATGGCTTCAACACTTCGGGGCTGATAGTGGATGAATGGGCTTTTCACAGAGATGGAGAGTTGGTGGATGCACTCACAACGGGGATGGCGGCAAGGGAACAGCCTTTGACTATTTATATTTCTACCGCTAATTTCAGAAAGTCTGATCAGCCGGGGTGGAAGTTTTACAATCACTGCAAGAAAGTTCAACAAGGATTGGTAGAAGATAAATCTTTATTAGTGAGAATTTTTGAAGCTGCCGAAGAAGACGACCCCTTTTTAGAAGAAACGTGGAAGAAGGCTAATCCTAATTATAAGGTATCGGTGAAGAGGGCATATATGGAAGATGAAGTCTCAAAAGCTAAAATCAGNACTATTGAGTTGAATAAATTTAAGAGATTTCACTTGAACATNTGGACGGGGTCNGAGGTGGACTTTATTCCTTTGAAAGAATGGAGGGCGTGTAATTTGGGGAAAGTGCAGGAAAAAGACTTCTTAGGCATGGAATGTTACGGGGGGTTAGACTTGGCTTCTTCGGGGGATTTTTGTTCTTTGGCTTTACTCTTTAGAAGGGAAAATACTTATCATTGTTTGGTTTATTTTTGGATTCCCAAAGACACTATGGATGACCGGAAGAACGCAGAGCAGATAAGAGCCTGGTGTGATGACAAATGGATTATCGCCACACCGGGGAAGGCAACAGATTATACGTTTATCCGGGATAAGATATTGTCTTTATACGAGAAATTCGACATCAAAGAAATCGCCTATGACCCTTACAACGCACGACAACTATGTATAGAGATTAATGACAAGTATGGGATAAACATGTTAGAATTTCGGCAAGGGTGGCGAACGATGTCACCGGCAACAAAAGAGTTCCAAAGAATGGTAAGGGACGGGAGCTTCAATCACGGCGGCAATCCTGTGTTAGATTGGCAAATATCAAATGTAGTTTTAAAAATTGATGACGCCGAAAATATCATTCCCCATAAAGGGAAGAGTGATGACAAAATAGACGGTGTTGTTAGTGCGATTATGGCCACTGCAAGGGCTATCTTTGGGGAGAAAGAGCCACCTTCGGAAGATAGTATTTATGAAACAATGTCGATATGAAAGGACTATCGGTACACTGTTCTCGCGGGTTACTAATTGAGTGGTGCCACTCTTACAAAGAAAGGGTGGATTATATCTTAAAGCATAAATCAGAACAAAAAACAAGGCTAAAACTATTTAAAATGCTTTCTACGGAAGCGATTGCTGATTTGCCAAAACATTTGGTTGAAATGGCTTATGAATATGATGAAGCAAATCGTAAATTAGACAAGGCAAACCACAATTGGGCTGACAAAAATCGTAAATTGGAAGAGGTAAACCATAAAAGAGAAAAGGCACACCGTAAATGGCAAAAGGCAGGAGATAAATTGGATGCCGCACATCACAGGTGGGAAGTAGCACACCAATTTTATGACGAATATAATCGTTGGATAACCACTAACGAAGCAAAACAGTGGCACGACAAGCATTGCGGCTGCAAGGAATGGAGCTGGGAAAAGAATAACTTATAAACAATTAATTCAAAAATAACATGAAAAAATATAAAATAGCTTCTTTGTTTAGTGGTTGTGGGGGGCTGGATTTAGGATTTATCCAAGCAGGCTTTGAAGTGGTTTGGGCTAATGATTTTTTCAAGGATGCTGTTAATACGTACAAAAAAAACATTGGAGCCCATATCGTGTTTAATGATATAACAAAAATCCCAAGCTCTGATATCCCAAATGATATTGATATAATATTGGGGGGCTTCCCTTGTCAAGGATTCTCCATTGCTAATATTAAGAGAAGTGCGGAGGATAAAAGAAATTATTTATATAAAGAACTACTAAGATTGATAAAGGATAAACAGCCAAAATATTTTGTTGGTGAAAATGTTAAAGGTCTATTATCTATGAAGGGCGGTGCTGTAATTAATATGATAATTGATGATTTTAGAGCATTGGGGTATAACGTTGATTACAAAGTTCTAAAAGCCTCTGATTATGGAGTGCCGCAAAATAGGGAAAGGGTTGTTATTATAGGAAATCGTTTAGGTATAACAAACCCTTTCCCAAAAGCTACACACGGGATAAATAAAGGCTCATTAAAGCCTTATCTTTCTGTTAAGGATGTGGTTGGTAATTTTGCTAACATTAGAACAAGAGACAAGCCGTTTCGGATAAATGGCGAAGTTATATATAATCACGTTGCAAGGACAAACGTGTCAGATAAATTTTGGGGGAGAAAGTATAAAGTAAATCAACATGATATTTGCGACTACCTAAAATATTGGAGAACAAAAAGCGGATGGAGTACAAAAAAAGTTGATGAACATTTCGGATATTCTTATACTGCTGGTCATTGGTTTAGAAAAGATAATAATTCAGGTAGTATTCCAAACCCTAAAGATTGGTGGGAATTAAAAAAAATAATGGGATTTGACGATAAGTACGATAAGGCTATTACAGAACTTGAATTAAAGGAAATAAAATTTGAACAATCGTTACGAATAAATAATTGGGACGAACCAAGCGATACAATAACCGCAACTGGGCCAGAAATACACCCAAATAAAGAAAGGCGGATGTCTGTAAGAGAATGTGCGATAATTCAAACTTTCCCAAATGACTTTGTGTTTAGTGGGAGTTTAGGGAATATGTACAAACAGATTGGTAATGCTGTGCCAGTATTATTAGCTAATAAAATAGCGACTTCAATAAAAGAATCTTTAGTGAATTTCGAGTAAAATGACGCTATTAAATAGAATTATGGGATTTTGGGGCAGTAAGTATATAACTCCCTAATCTTTAAATAAATAATCATGACCAAAAAAGGACTAGTAGTACATTGCCATCACGGGTTATTGATCGAGTGGTGCTACTCTTACAAAGAAAGAGTGGATTATATTAAAAAGAATAAACCTAAATCAGAACAAAAAACAAGGCTAAAACTATTTAAAATGCTTTCNANNNANGCGATTGCAGATCTGCCTAAATATCTCGTTGAAGCACATCGTAAATGGGAAGAAGCACATCGTAAATGGGAAGAAGCACGCCGTAAATGGGAAGAAGCACACCATAAATGGATTAAAGCAGATCGTAAATGGGATGAAGCATACATCCGTTGGATAAACACTAAAGACGCAAGAAAGTGGCATGACAAACATTGTGGATGCAAAGAATGGAGCTGGGAAAAGAAAGAGATAATTTTTAAACAATTATGGTAACAGTAGTAATGGCAGTGTACGGCGAAAGGGAAGAACGTTTATTTAGAGAAATCACAAACGTATTTCATCAAAAAGAGGTAGATGTTCATTTAGTGGTTTCCACCGTTCAGGGCGACCCTTGTATAAAATGGTTAGAAAGGTATCCTCTAAACGTACAGGTCTTAGTAAATCCGTTAAACGAACACCCCGGGCGAAGCCCCCTGGGGAGTTTCTACCAACTATCAGAAGGCGTTAAGCTGATAAAAGGAGAGTGGTTTTGCTGGATGGGGGCAAACGATATAACAAAGACAGACAAATTCATATCAGAAATAAGAGAGTGTGAAAAGACAGGCAAGAAAGTTTGTTCATCGGATATTAAAATAGGGGACAAGATAAAGAGGATCCCTAAATATGATTATGAGGAACACCTGAAAAGAAATTTCATCCCTGACAGGTCTTTAGTTTCTTCTGATCTTTTGAGAAAGTATCTTCCCTTCTCCAAGTTATATAACTGCGGTTTTTGGGATTTGTGGTTACGAATATATGAAGGTGAGGGAGATGTGTTTTGCAGAACGGAGAAAGTAGGATGGACTTATCTCCAACATCCCGAAAGTATGCACATTAAAAGGAGAGAGAATGTAAAAGATATGAAATTATTTGAACAGGCAAGAAAAGAAATGATTGCCTTACATTTAAAGTGAAATTAGGTAATGGGAGAAATAAAAACAGCAGAATATTACGACAGAGCCTTTGAAAAGGACAAATATACATGTAAATATTCTGAAAGTGAATATTATGGACTTTGGAAAAGGGTGATAAAAATCCTTCCCAACAAAAAGATATTAGAGGTCGGGTGTGGAACGGGGCAATTTGCCTCTATGTTATGGGATAATGGGTATAAAGATTATCGGGGGTTCGACTTCTCCAAGCAGGGGATTTCGGTCGCCAAGATGTTATCAGATCAGTCTTTCGGGTGGGGCGATGCTTTAGAAGAAAAGAACTATAAAGACTATGAGGTTCTTGTAGCTTTGGAAGTTTTTGAACATTTAGACGATTATATTGTATTAGGGAATGTTAAAAGAGGCAAAACAGTGGTTATCACTATTCCGAGATTTGATGACCCTGCACATGTGAGATATTTCAAACCCATGATGGAAGTGTGCGCC